GCAAAATTACATTTAACTTTAGAAGAATATGGAAGATCTCCTGCTGGTAAAGGTAATGTAATGGGATCTCAATTATTAGCAGAAAACTATAAGCAACGATTTGAAAAAGTTATGCTTAGAGTTAATGGTAAAATTGACCATAACTTTTACACAGATGGAGATAATTATTTTATTCTCCTAAGAGTACCATCTGAAGTGGTACCTAATTTTACATATGAAGTAGTGTTTAAGTTCATTCCTAAAAGTGGGGATGCTAAACATGCTAAAGATCTTAAAAATTATGAAGTTAGATTCTTCTCTAATGACCCTGCATTCACATATACTTATGCTCATACATATATTGAATATGGCTTATTAGTAGAAGAATTAGAAAACAAACTTTCCACTGAAGTAATAAAACAAAAGCCAAAAGAAAGAAACCCATTTGGGGTTGTAAACTTTGCTAAGATTCTTTACTTTGGTTTCTTATATATAAAACAACATGGTTATTTAGAAAAGCACTATTATGAAGCATCTAATCTTAAAATTAATAGAAAAGATGATTTCTTAAAACTAGTAACCAAGTCTAATATAAAAGCTATTGAGCGTGAAGAAGCAGAAAGTCATCTACGTAAAGTAGATCCTATGTTTAAGCATAGACTTGAACGTAAACGTCATGATAGTGGTGGGAATATAAAACAGACTAAGACCACTAAAGCTATCAAAAGAACTGCAACTACTCAAAGTAAACAAAAGAAATCTAATAATATTAGGGTTACTCGCACGACTAAAACTACAAAACGTAAATAAATTATATATTATAATTTAGAATATGTGTAGTTTTATCGGAGGTGTACGATGCAATTAACTGAAGCTTTAACAAGTAAAGCTGTAAGACGTGAAATAACTCCAGGAGAGGAATTAGACAGAGATTATTCTATTAGAACTCCAGAAGTTAAAAATTATACTTTAAGCATATCTGATGCGAATGCTATTCCACCTGTAGATAGATGGGTACCAAATCCAGAAGATATTATATTTAGAGGCCTTAGGGGTAAACAAATTATGGCCCCTTTGGCTAAAATTTTAACTAATGATGATGAAGACATGCTTATGTTTGATTCATTCATTCTAAGTGTAAAAAAATGCTACTCTTCTGAAGAGAAAGTAGATCACTTTACACAATATTTAAATTATTTTGAAAAATACTATGATCCTGATCATGAATTACTAGCAATCTATGCTCGTATGAAGTTTATGATTGATACTGATGATGCTGGATTATATACAAAACAGCAATTCATGGCGGATATTAAACGAGATATTTTGTTTAGTACATTTGCTCGTAAAGTTAAAGCTATGAATGAAGATAATTTCATTATTCATATTAAACGTAATAAGAAAGATGGTAATGTACTCCAATATAGTAACCGCCATCTAAGTGCATTAATGGAAATTGGTTTATTTCAAATTATTCTAATTCCATTATTAACGCACTATGCATATATGAAAAAGATTCAAAATATTGATGCTTATTTGATGGAATTCTATGAAATTCTTATTATTGATATGCATCCAGATATTGATATCTTGACTAAATTATCTGAAACTGCAAATAGTCGTATCATTCAAGATATGTCTAAGAATAGCGGTTCTTGGGATAAGCAATATATCCGTTCTAAGAATAAGTTCACATATAATATTGAAATTGTATGGGCTATTATTAGTCAGATTATTCCTAAAGCTATTTATGAAATGAATATTCTAAACTTAATCTATGTATCTATCAAAGGTAATATTACTAATAAGATTATTAGAGCTAAATATGAATATTCTTTTAACCAATTATCATCTGATCGTAATGAAGGTGACGATGACGATGATAATTCAGAATTTGATAAGTTTGAATCTCATCTTTCTAAGAAGAATGAAGCACTACTTATGCATAATCAAGTAAACTTCCATTCTACTATGAAACAAATTGAAGAAAGATTTGGTCCATTCTCTAAAGAAGAAATAGAATACTATAAAGTGGAATTATCTAAAGGACGTAAGTCTCCAATAGTTCCACATCAAAAGATTTTAGTATGCTATCTATTCTATAAATGGTTTGGCGATCCATCTGCGTTAGGATCTATTGATCTAACAAGTTACATTAAACTTATTATTGCAGCTAAGAGAATACTTGCAGCAAATAATCTCCATACGATGGAAGCAATTCTATCTGGTAAGTTTGTTAAAGTGATCAAACGCGTAAATATGAATAAGAAGGAGCTTCAAAAGATTACTTCTTCTAGTACATATGAAGCAGTTGCTGCTATTTATCATAACGAAAAGATTACTAATCTTTTGATAGCTATGTTGGCTACAATTGTATCTTCTAAATTCCAAATCATTGATTTTGAAAATAAAGAAAATACTGGGTTACCATTTGTGCCACAGCAAGAGCTATTGAATGAAGAGTTCTTGATTTATGCTAGTTTAATTAATAATAGATAGGTGATATAAATGGATGCAATGAACGGAAGAATCAGACATCTATATTATAATAGAAAGAAATCTTATGAAGAGATTGCTGAACTTCTAGGTATTAGTGTAGATGAAGTTACTAAATGTTTATTTGAAGAAACTTTTAATAAAACTACAGATAATATTAAATCTGAAAAGATATTAAAGTTTCCATCAAATAGACCTAAACCATTTGAATGTGATGTATCTTCATTATTGTCTCTTATTATTGTATATGATAAACTTGATGATATTGAAAAAGCTATAGATTTAGATGATAATGAATCGATTCAATACATATTATTATTCTTACATAAGTTATATAATGAAGTTGAAGATTCAAAAGTAAAAGATGTTATAGCTCATCGTATTACTACAATAGTGACATTATTATTACCATATGATGAATCAGATAGTTAATACTCTTAGAGGATAAAGAAAACAATGAAACTAATTGGATATTATTCAATCATCTCTTCATTGATCTTATCGAATAGACAAAATTTCCGATCTGAATTTACTAGTTATAATTTTGGCATTAATAAAGATAAATTTTATTATGCAGACCTAGGAGAAGATAAAGATAAAGTTTATATCTTAGATGATACTGATAATATTATGACTCAAAATAAAAAGACTGGTAAATATAAAAACGTCGATAATTTCAATCGTGAAGCTAGAGATGCATTTACCGATATGATTAAATTCATGCGAAGTAAATATTATAATAAGAAATATGATATACGATAGGAGTTGAACTCCTATCGTATTCTATTTATTTATTAGGAGGCATAAAATGCTTTTGGATACTTTAAAAAAATTTGCATTTGAATATATGGATGTGGAAATATCAAAAGATAAAGATACTGGTTATATAATTATAGAAAATAGTCGTGAAGAAATTCATGATAGACTTGATGGTGATACAATTTGGATTATGCGTATAGTTACGAAAATTAATTTATATGGAGAAGTTATATCTTCAAAGATTTTCAAAACTTCTAAAATACGTATAGGTAATAGTGGTAAAAATTCTTGGCAGATCATCAACAGATCAAGTCAAGAATATTATGATAACTTACCTTCTTTACATAGTGAAGCAATTCAAAAATCTATGGAAGTATGTAGTTGTGATATTCCTAAATTAGATAATGATAAAGTTATATTTATTGATAAATATGGTAAAATAATTACTCTAACTAAGAAGGTGCAAAAATGATCTTAGACATTTTGAAGCTATTAGCATTTGAAAATATGGATGTACAAATTAAGAAATTCTATGATTGTATATGTATTAGAAATGAAAAGCTGGAATATATACATAAAAATGGGAAAGATATGTATAAATCCACCTGCATAGATACAGAAATTAGTTTAGATGGCGAGCTCATATCATCAAGAATTTCTGAAAACTTTATGCCTAATAAAAAGGTAATTCTTATACCTCAGAAGATATATGATAAATATCCTAGTTATAATTATTTTAATAAAGTGCCTCTAAGGTGCGGTGAAGCAATTCAAAAATCTATGGAAGTGTGTAGTTGCGATATACCTAAACTGGCACCTGGGGATTATATTAATATTGACAGATTTGGTGAAATAACTATAAATCGTCTTTGCGATAGAAAGGTATATTAAAATGCTTTTGGATACTTTGAAATTGTTGGCATTTGAAGGTATGGATGTAAAAATTAATAAGTATAATGATCATATATGCATTACTAATAGTAAAACAGGGCAAGTTACTGAAAATGGTAAAAACGTATTTAAATATACTACTATAAATACAGAAATTACTATTGATGGTGAAATTATAAAATCAGATATAACTGAAAGTTTTAGTAATAAAGTTACTGCTATATGTGATAAATATCCTGGTTACATTTATTTCAATAAAGTACCTCTAAAATGTAGCGAAATAATTCAAAGATCAATGGAAGTATATGCTATTATTATCATTCCTACATTGACTCCTAGAGATTCTTTTATTATTGATAGATATGGTAGTGTAAATAAATTACGATACTAAAGAGGTCGAATGAAATGCTTTTAGACATTCTGAAATTATTAGCATTTGAAGATATGGATGTGCAAATTAGAAGGTTTTTAGATTGCATATTTATTATAAATGAAAAGAAGGAATTCATAACGAGAGATGGAAAAGCTATGTTTAAAGTCACCAGCATAGATACAGAACTAAGTTTTGATGGTGAACTTTTATCCTCAAGAATTTCTGAAATCTTTCTACCTAACGAGACTATAGAGTCTATACCTTGGATGTATTATAATTATCCTAGTTATGATTACTTTAATAGAGTTCCTTTAAAATGTAGTGAAACAATCCAAAAATCTATGGAAGTATGCCATTGCGATATTCCTACATTAGAGATTGGAGAAATTATTAATATTGACAGATTTGGTAAAATAAATATTTGTAAAAACTAAAAGATATATATATATTATAATTATAGATATTGATTCTTATTATAAGAAAGGAAAATTAAAATGGAAGATTGGAAAACAAGACTAATTGAAGAACGTAAAGAACTTGGTGAAAAAGTAGAACGATTAATCAAATTCTTAAATGAAAATAAAGAATGTGAAGACTTCGATCTACTAGCTGAGCAGTTGCACTATATGACTGGCTATTATGAAGTACTAACTAAACGTGTATCTAAATTAGACAAATAACTTTATAGGAGATGAGTTTAATACTCATCTCCTAAATTTTATATATTGGAGGTAATAGTTTTTATAATAAATAAACTTTTTTAATTTTATTTTATAGGAGGTTTTCATAATGGAAAGACTATTAAAGAATGTGACAGAGACAGACATCATCAATTTTGATTTTATTAAGAGAAATAATCTAACTTTATCTACTGGCACATGTGAAAATGTAAATAGGCTATTCTCATCTAGATTAAGCTTTGATATATTATCATCTGCACATTCACGATTACGTAGAGATCACAGAATTGAATTTGACTATGTTAATATATTAGATATGAGTCCAGAGGATGCCTTATACTACTATCGTAGAAACACAAAATATCATATATTTAATAATCCATTGTATAGATATTTTAATTATAATAAAATTTTAGAATACGCTAATAACCATCCAAGGATTAATTCATTTTTAGATAAATTTGAAGAAGAAAATATAATTGGTAGATCAGTATCTATATTTTCAGTTAGTAAAAAGACATTCGATGAGAGATATAATTTAGAATTGACTTTAGAAATTCAAAATATATTAATTGAAGAAATATTAACGAATG